CGGTCATCGAAGTCCTCCGCCTTGATATCTTCTCCAGCATCCGTCTCGTATGGGTAGCTGGGGTCAGTGTACTCGTGGATGATTGTGGCTAGGATCTTAAATTCTTTCTTCAGGCTCGCATGGATACGCGCCTGAATAGCAGACTGCACTTTCATCGTGCGTTCTATGATGGCGAGCGTGGTGCCGACAGGAGCGTTCTGATTCATGTCGCCCACTTTGATATCCGCCATCGACGCAAATCTTCGCCCTTCCTCAACGATATTGCCAAGTAGTTGGTAAAGGACTGAGGACGGTTCCTTGTACGGCAGGAACGTGATGTTGTCCCTGATTACGCCACCGGGCACATCGACATCCCTGAACTCACCTGGCATGATAGGTGTGTCATCGCCCTTGATTCTAAGGCCACGGGTCTTCAGCCCTCCGGGCAAGTTCGACAGTGTGCCAGCGTCAACTAATTGACGGAGCAGGCTTGTCGCAGACTTGGCGAGGCCACCGATCATGTGGATCAGGCCCAGGTTATAAAAGCCTATGCCCGGCACATATCCGTAATGCACGAAGTGCTGTTTCTTCGTCCTATGCTCGTCGTCCTCCAGCCAGTTCCGGTAAATAGATAGGACGGTGGAGCTTGACTTATCAATAGTAATGACGTAGGGCAAGGCCACCCCGTCGTCGTCCTCAAATCCGGGCAGGTCCAAGTTAACGTGCATCTCCAAAAGCTGGTGACGCTCGTCGCTGTCGTAGGACGGGGTGACCCCTCCGATGTCGTTGTACTTTTTCTTTATCGGATTTTCTTCAATGTGGGATGTCGCCAATTCCACATCACGGTAGAAACCACTCACCTGTAGCTTACGCACCTGATTCGTGCTTCTCGCCATAACGTGCGTGTACCGTTCGGCCTGCTCCAGATCGGATTCATTGTAGGAGACAACGAAATCTTCGGCTGGCACAAACATCGACGTTGGCCTGCCAAGTGACGGGTCGAAGTAAACCTTACGGAACGCGGAGCCAGCGAGCGGCAGACTGAAAAGAAGCTTCTCGGTTTCAGAGCGGTACTCCGTCATCACCTCCAGAAGCTGGTAGTTCATATAATCCTGAACACGACGCGCCTGCTGCTCGCGTTCCAGACTAGCGACTCCCCAGACCTGGGTCTTAACGGGACCCTTGGCTGGCATAATCTCTTGGATTGTTTCGCTTTGGAAGCGCACCACTGCCTCAGAAAGCATGGGGTGGAAAACACCACAAGCTCCAGCCCAAGGCGTAGTACGGTCTTCAATCTCCAGACCTAGCTGGTCAAGGCCCTGCTCATAGGTGCCCTCCCATGCGCCCCTGCTACTCTTGTCTGCCTTGAACTTTCCGATCAGGTCGGAGGCGATGGTCCGTAGCTCACTATCATCCACGACCTCGGCCAGATTGGAGGAGAACTCCGTCTCGACGCGCTTCAGGTCTGCCATTGGATTGAAGTCAACTACCATGCTGCCGTCGTCCATCTCGGTCAGCGTGGATTCGCCGGGGAGTCCCTCCTCCTCGACAAGGACGAGCCCCTCCGGGGACATATCAAAGTCGTCTTGACTGAATAATCCTTCCAGGGATTTATCTATTGCCATCTAACCACTCCTCGGGAGTAAATCAATAGTAAGCTGCGCGACGAGTAGGTCGTAACTCTTCCATCGGCTCATCACTTTTGAGACTTATGAAGCCACCCTGCCTAAAGCGAAGCAATGCTTGAGTTGATGAGTCAACCAAGTCATCGTGGTCGCCAGTCGGGAAGGACGCAAACTGCTCTATAACTTCTTCTGCCCATCTTTTCTTTGGTGCCCACACATTACCGCTACTGAACAGATCCGATACGGCGTTCACCCTAGCTATCTTATCTCTTCCCCTGCTTGGTGTATACTCTGCGACTGGTATACCCATGCGGCGAAGCTCAAAAATCAGCGGAGTCCCTGCCGCCTTTGCCTCAACAATAAACGCATCGGGATTGTATTCCTTATACATCTCATATGCACGGACCTTCAGGTCAGGAAATTCTAGGCGTTCCTGCAATGCGTCAAGTAATATGATGTTTGCGTTCTTGTCCTCATCATAGAAAACACCCCAAGTCGTGCAGGCGCTATAGTCCGCAGTTTCCTTTGCGAGAAATGCTGTGTCCCAAGACTGGATCACAAACTCGCACTCTGGCGGCTTGCCTTTCGTCCACTCTTTCCACCATTCGCGCTTGATGATCGCGGACTCTTCAGAGGTTGGGTCCTGCTGGTACTGTGTACTCCACTTTGATATTGGAAGTTCTGAGCGCAGCGCCTCCAATTGTTCTATCGGCCAGAATCCGGGCCATAGCGGCTTACCGCTGGGCAGGATAGCTGGCAGTTCAATGATCTCCCACTCGTCAGACCCGCCGCGCTCTATAGACGCCTTGAGGATGCTGCCTGTCAGGTCTCTCTTGGACCAGCGAGTCATCACCACACAGATAGCTCCGCCTGGTTGTAGCCGCTGCCTGGGACCAGAGGTGTACCATTCGTAGGTCTTGTCGTAGACGGACGGGTCACCCTGCGCTGCTTCCTGCTCTGAGTGGGGGTCGTCTACGATCAGGATGTCTGCACCCTTACCCGTCACGGCCCCGCCAACTCCGATAGCGAAGTAGTCGCCGTGTTGGTTTGTGTTCCAGCGTCCGGCTGCCTTAGAGTCGGCACTCAGGGACACGCCTTGAAATATCTTCGCGTATTCTTCGGAGCCCACCAAGTTACGCACCTTACGACCGAAGCCGACTGCCAACTCTGCGGTGTGTGATGTCTGGATCACCTTCTTGTCTGGGAACTTACCTAGGTACCAGGCAGGGAATAGGTGGGACGCAAACTCAGACTTGGTGTGGCGGGGCGGCATATTGATTATCAGCCGCTTCAGGTCGCCACTCGCGATACGGTTGAACGCATCTGCCATAACACGATGGTGGTCGCCCTCTATAAACGCGGGCCAGACCTGCCTCACGAACGCCAGAAAGTCTAAGTGCGACTTCTCCCGTTCTTTGGCTAGGCCCAACTCCTCCAAGAGATCCAGCATTTCCTTCTGCTGGTCTAGCGGCAATGCGCTTACATGAGCGGAGATGGCAGATATGTCCATCAATTCACAAGGCCGCATGACAAACAATTGTCGTCATTGTCTAGGTCGTTACCACATCGTTCGCATTGAATGTACTCTTTGTCAGAATCCAAGGTACACATCCAGCAAAATCTTTCGTCCTTATCAAGCTCAGAACCACACCTTGGACAAGCGGGTGGGGTCATTCTAGGTCAGGGTCGATGATCGTTATCCATATTTCCTCACCCCTGTCTAGCTCCGCGTAAACCAACTTGCAGAGTTTCTCAAAGGCTGGCCTTGTGGTGCCGCTACGAATACGGTGGTTAATGCCGCCGTGGATCGTGTACTCCTCAAGATCAAAACCAACTAGCACACAGCCGTGACTGTCGCGGTGGTCTAGCCCTGGGTGTAGGTAGATCCAAGTAAATCCCGGCACAGACTGAATATGAGGCATACCCCTATACCAGTCCCATCGCTTATAATAATGTTGGAACTTCGGACTGTCCGTCCTAAGCCCGATACGGAAACGCCCCGTAGGGATCGCCGTCTCTCCGGGCACCTTCGGGCCGGTACGGATACGGTCCTCAATAGTGTGGCAAACTCTGCTGCCGCCCTCATCCGACACCGATAGGTCGCCGGGAGTAGACTCTGATCCCCTGTCAGTGCGGGCTAGTAGTAGTTCCATCGGTCAGCCGTCGTCCGGCAAATCCTTAACCCCCGGCAGCCGCTCAATAACCTTAATAATAAACGGTCGGGCAGCCGGTACAGCCACAATAATTCCCACCACAAAAATGCCGCCAGCAAGCACTGCGCTGATAAGGCTTGGATAAACGACTGTCCACCCAACAAGGGGCAGGCCAGTAACTACCGCCGCCACGCCAAGCTTGTACTGTACTGCCTGCGCTCTGTCCTCCGCAGCGTCCTCCCGCTTACTCTCGCGGACCTTCTCGGCAAGCTCCGCAGATGAAAGATCCCTGGCTCTCCCAGTTATACCTCTATTCTCATTCATAATACCGCTTCCATAGTAAGGTTGAATCCTTCGCGATTCCCTTCCTGCACTGACCGGGCCTGCTCCCAACGGTCGTATGTCTCATCTGCAAACTTCATCCACTCCGCATATGGCATACTGTCACCAACGCTAGAAATCGTGTCGAGCGCAAGTAACAATAATTTTTGGGCACACGTATCGTCACACACAATAATGTTTCGACCGAAGCCTGCCCATAAGCCCCCAGCGTATGTCTCATTGCCGCACATCATACACACAAAATCATCTTCACCCAAAAAACCGTCGGGTATCTTTCGTAAATCGCTAATAGCAATCACCCCGAAATAATGATGTCCCTGTGGATAACACAACCTCACAATCTAATCAGCAACACAACCCTTATCAAGTTGATTTTTTTGAAAAAAATTTTTAGCCGAGAAAAAAAGAAAAAAAGTAAGAGGGGGGGGTCCTTTGAATTTAGCTCGTCGTTTGAGTGAAACACTGATTGTTGTTGCGCGGCGGAGCCGCGCTCCCAGCCGTTGCCCCCCACCCACTGGGGTCTCCGCCACACCGATTCTGCGATCCGGTGACGCCCAGCGCGGGGATCAGGCGAGCGGGTGACAGGCGACCCGTACGGGCGGACGCCGCTGAGATCTCTTTGGCTGCTCGTCGGGGGTGCGCGGTTCAGCTGGGCTGCGACCGTCTCCGGCTGCTCGCTCCCGCCGATCCTGTAAGCCGCTGATGCGCTGACCCACTGGCAGAATTGTCAGACTTGGTCGCTTGCACCAAAAAGAACTAACGTTGTGGGACAACGACTTAGGAGATCGGGCCAACATCCATGCCCCGTTGCCCTGTTGACACGCTCAGTTCCTAGTAGATTGCGTGCGTGGGGGAAAGCCCCCAGCGACGGACTCCAACGGAGAACAACAGAATGAGAATCAAGAGTAGCAGAGAACTGAGCCGGATCGCGAAACACAACGCCGTTGCTGCTGGCATCGCCAACTTCCATCGGTTGGTCGAATCTGGAGATCTGCCATCGCGCCATCCTAGTGATGGAGCCTACAGCGTGATCAGGGCCATTGAGGCAGCGGGGTTCAAGATCACGAAGGCACCCGCCAAGCGCGACACCGCCACCAACGACAGGAGCGCATCATAATGAAGACGAGAGAGTCCTACCTGACCCGCGCCGTGAACGACTTCCGAAAGAGGTTCGCCCAGCACGGCTACGAGTTGGGAGAGGTCCACGTGTCGGTCGGCTTCCCGTCCAAGCGGGCGACCACGAAGACGCACACCTGCATCGGAGAGTGCTGGCACGGCGAAGGCCAGACGGGTGGCAAGGCGCACATCTTCATCTCGCCTAAGCTGGACGCCACTGGCCCGCAAGGCGCACTAGCCACGCTCTGGCACGAGTGCGCTCACGCAGCTCTTCCAGCAGGCACGGGGCACGGCGCACCGTTTAAACGGTTCATGAAGGCCACCGGACTTGAGGGCAAGGCCACAGCGACTACGGCGGGCGCGGGGTTGGTGGCCTACTTCCAGCGGCTGGATGAGAAGTTCAAAGGCTACCCGCACGATGTGATCAATGTTGGGGCTGGAGGCAGGAAGAAGCAGACCACGCGCCTGATCAAGTGCGAGTGCCAGTCCTGTGAATACATCATCAGAACGACACGGACCCCCCTGATGCACTACGGGCCTCCGATCTGTCCCGGCTGTAATGAGGTGATGACCGAAGCCTAGGCGACCAATGAGCAGGGGTCGGGAACTTCTCCCGGCCCCACCCGAACGGAGCGACACATGACCGACACTATCACCATCCGCGAGCAGAACAACTACGGGCGAGCCGTCTACTACCCAGCCTGCGACCTGACGCGACTGTTCGCCAGCATAGCTGGCACGACCACGCTCACCGAACGCGCACTGCGAGAGATCGAAGACTACGGCCTTAAGATCGAAATCGAACACCCCACCACCAAGACTTGGAGATAGACCATGAGCCACCGTAACCGCGCCATCTACAGCACCAATGCCCTGACCATATTCTCTGACCCACTTTTCCAAGAGTGGAGTGCCAGTTTTGAGGCGGAACTATTCAGCGAGCTAAAGCGGCGCGACATCGTTGTCGCCTCCCTCCCCAAGGCAGCCGCGTACCTTTACGGTGCCGCCCTGGAGAACGTCATCGACACTATGGATGAGGGCGACGATTGGTGGCAGCACGGGATCTACTCCCTACTCTACGGCAACCGCGAGTCCGTCATGGCTGACCTCACCATGATCCTGCCTAGCGGTACTTGGTATGATCGCCGCGATAGGGAGGTGGAGACTTTCGGTCACGCTGGGCTGACCGGACAGGAATTGTACGACCACGAGAACCCTGCCCCACTAGAAGATCCGATGGCGGGAGAGTGGTAACACACTAACCCGACTAGGTCACAAGAAGAGGCCCTTCCAGAAATGGGGGGGCCTCTTTTTTTATGTGACCCGCTCTGTTTAAACAACCTCTCTGTTTAAACAGTCGCCATGTTTAAACAACGATGCGTTTAAACGACCTCATGTTTAAACAACACCTACGTTTAAACGACGCTGGGTTTAAACAACTCCTCTGTTTAAACGACACTACGTTTAAACGACCCCTATGTTTAAACAATGACAGGTTTAAACGGGCCTCGTGTTTAAACGATTAGACGCTCAAACAACTCGCTGTTTAAACGCCCCTTGGTGGGGACAGGTAGCCCCGGATTCCAGTCTGTCGCTTCTGGTAAGTCGCAGGTAACGGTTTAAG